CCGAGCTTGCGCGCGGCGGCCAGGCGCCCATGGCCCGCGATCACGCCGTTCTCGCCGTCGACCAGAACCGGGTTGGTCCAGCCGTACTCCACGATGCTGGCGGCGATCCTCGACACCTGCTCTTCGCTATGGGTCCTGGGATTACGGGCGTAGGGGATCAGCGCCTCGACCTTGCGGTACTCGACGTTGAGCATGTTCTGTTTCGGGTTCCCAAACGGAAACGGCCCACGCGGGAGCAAGTCCCGGCGCAGACCGTGTGGAAATGAAAACGCCCGCCGACGGACGGGCCGTGGGCGGGCGTGGAATGGTGTCGTGCGAACCGGGGGGCGCGAACCGCGCACCGTGCGAACCTGGGTTCGCACCCTGACGGTAGGCAGGTCTTGCGCGTGTGCCTCCCGTATTGCGCTTTGGCTAGGAAGGACCCCTTCGCCCCCTGGGGGGCCTCGCGGCCCCGGCGCTCATGTCGTCACGATAGGCGTAAATGTACCGCTTTTCGGGGACGATGCGACACCCCCCTTTTTGCGTTGGCTTATCAACCGATAGCAACGCCCCGCAATCCTCCGCAGGCGTTGCTGATATTGCTCAATATTACTCACGGCTCGCGAGGTCGCCTCCATTGAGCCGGCTGACTACGGTCTGCATAGCGCGCTGCCAGCGCCGTTGCGCCGTCTTGATGCAGCACGCATAGCGCTTGGCGATGTACTGCCATTCGTCGCCTTGCGCCCGCATCCAGACCAGGTGCCGATGGTCCACGTCCAGCCACTGCACCCACCGCATCGTCTCCAGCATCCGGTCGATGGCGGCCGGACTGGGCGGATAGTAGTGGCGCGGCTGCTCGTCCGCTGCCAGGCGCTCCCATTGCTCGCGCACGATGTGCGGCCAGACGCGGAAGTAGCCTTGCACGCGCACAGGTGGCAGCGTGCGCCCGGTACGGGCCGCCTCCTCGAAACGCGCTGCCACCGAATCGAGTGTCCAGGCGTCCGTGCTACCGGTCATGGCGCTTGCCTCCCTCGCCATAGAGCCGCTCACCGATGCGGCGCACCAGCTCGCGTTCGAGGAAGTCCAGGCGGACGTCGGATTCGGCGACCACGAGGATGCGCTGGTCCCGCCAGCCTTGCCGTTTGAAGGCTTCGAGGTCCGTGACCTCAGGTTGCGCGCGGGCCAGCGCGGATCGGTAGGACGGTGTGGGAATCTTCATGCCACACCTCCTGCGTCCCGGAACAACAGTGGCTGCAATGCCCCGCCAAGCTTGATGTTCTGGTGTTGCGCGACGTGGGTCGTCGTCATGGTTTCAGTCCTTCGTTTTGTTCGGACCGACGGATCGGACGCATTACATCGAAACCTCCATAAGGTGCGCGCGTATACGCACGCATAAGAGTTAACGACGTAGTCCGTCCGATCCGTCGGTCGGATGTGTCGGCGTGGTGCTCAGTTGTCCGAGTACGGGCTATAGGTCGGCATCGGTGGATGCTTCAGACCCACGCCCCGGAAGCCCCGCAAACCCGCCGTATTCCGCCATTTCTCGACGCCGCGGATGAGCAACAAATCAGCAAATCGCTTTTGCGACCCGGCAAACTCGCCTGCGGCTTCGGCCCACTGTTTCCAGTCGTTGAACAACTCGGCGGTCAGCGTCTTGGCGTTGGCCTCTCGCACACAACGTTCGTCCAGCCAGCGGCCCAGCGCGTCCTCGGCCTCGAAATACTCCTCGGTCGCGTCCAGCACCTGTTGCGGCGGCTGCAGCCGTCCCAATCGCTGCCAGTCCAGACAGCCCTGGACGGCCCAGGCCAGGATGCCGTCTCGCTCGGCCAGCAGCTTCTGCTGCAGGTGTTTGTCCCGGCGCTCGGGCGGCACGGTGATCGTGAACGGGATCAGGTGCAGCCGTCGCTTCATCGCCTCGTCAATGTTGCGGATGGCCGGTTTGTGGTTGCCCGCAACAAACAGCTTGAACTGCGGGAAGAACTCGAAGAAATCCTGGCGCATGAAGCGCGCGGAAATCTTGTCGCCTCCCGTCAGGTTCTTGACCTTCGATTCGGCCCAGCGTCGTCCCTGCTCCGTCTCGATGGCCGCCACGAAACGCGCGCCGCGCAGGCCCGCCATGTCGGTCGGATGCCGATCAGCACGCGTTTCCATGAACGTGTCCATGGCCGCGTTGACCGCGTAGTCGCCCAGGATCGTCGCCAGCGTGTTGACGAACACCGACTTGCCGTTGGCACCCGTGCCGTACAGGAAGAACAGCGCGTGCTCCTGCGTCGACCCGGTCAGGGCGTAACCCGCCATCCGCTGCAGGTAGGCTTGCAGCTCGGCGTCACCGCCCGTCACTTCAGCAAGGAACTGCCGCCAGGTCGGACAGTCACCTCCTGGCGTCGCCGTCGTCACCTTGGTCATCCGGTCTTCGCGCCGATGCGCACGCAGGTTGCCTGTGCGCAGATCCACCACACCGCCCGGCGTATTCAGCGCCCACACGTCGGCATCCCACTCGTCGGCGGTGGCCGCATGCTTCGGGTCCGAACGGGCGATCTTCTCGACCGAGGCGATGGTCGACGAGCTCGCCAGCTTGGCTTTCTGCCGCGGCGTGTCCGCCTTGAGCGAAGCCGCCCGGCAGATGCCGCGCGACAGGTGGGTGACGTACAGCAACTGGTCGTGATTCCATCGCACCCCGGTCCAGACCAGCCACTTGCCCCACAGGGAGCAGTAGCGCCAGTCGTCGCCATAACGGCGCGTGAAGGCCGTCGCCAGCCCGTCCTCGGTTTCCCAGTCCACGCCCTCCAGCACGTCGGCCGACACGGTTTCGTCCACCTCAAGCATCACGGGCACCCGCGCACCGGCCGCGAGATAGCCGCCGATGTCGAACGCTTCCTCGATGGCATCGGCAGCATCCCAGCCCTCCGGCTTGTCGTCCGGCGGTAAAAGGATGGCCACCGACACGGCGCCCGCCCGCAGCACGGCCTGAGCCGCGTTTGCTGCGTACTCCCAGCCCGGCTTGTCGCGGTCGGGCCAGATCAGCACGGCCTTGCCCGCGAGAGGCAACCAGTCGGTCTTCTCCACGGGTGCGTTCGCCCCGTGCATGGCCGTGGTGGCAACGATGCCGGCGTCGATCAGGGCCTGGGCGCACTTCTCGCCCTCGACCAGCACGACCTGCACGGCGCTGGCCAGTCCCGGCTGGTTGTACAGCGGGCGCGGATCCGGCGGTGCCATCTTGCGGCGCTTGGCGTCCCACGGCCGGAACTCCTTGCCGCGGCCGGGCGGGTCGTAGCGGTACACCACGCCGAGCAGCTTGCCGGCGGCGTCCAGGTAGTCCCACTTGGCGGTCTCGGGGCCGAGCTCGTCCGTCGCCGGCGCCCGGCGCTTGCGTCGCACCGGCTGCGTGCTGGCGAGCCCCAGCAGGTCGGCTGCGCGCGCCAGTACCCGCGGGAAGTCCGCTTGCACGTCGACACCCAGGTTGCCTGCGATCATGGCGAACACATCCCCGCCGTCGCCGGTGGCCCGGTCCGTCCACAGACCAGCCTTCTCCCCATCGAGCACGATTTCCAGGCTGTCGCCCGGGTTGCCCTGGATGTCGCCGATCACGAACTTGTTCCGCCGCTTCTTCCCGGCCGGGAACAGGATGGCCAGCACCGAGTCCAGCCGGTCGAGCAGCAGGCCCCGGATGCGCTCCCGCTCCCCGTCCGAGGATGCAGGACGAGCGCCCTCCCCGCCCTGCGGTGGGCTGTCATTGAAGTCGAGCATGGGCGCTCCGGTCTTGCAGTTCGTCAGCGGCCGCCAGGAGATAGCCGGTCTTGACCGCCACCTCGCGAACGAACGCGGGATTGAGATCGATCAGTTCAGCCACCTGCACGAGATCGTCGCTGCGCAGGAAGCGCTCTGCATCCTCCTGCACGGGCCGGTTCTCCCCATATCGGGAGTCGGCGATGGCCTGGCAGAGCACCGCCACGATCAGGCGCTGTTCCGGCAGCAGGCCGGTGACCGGCACTGGGACGTGGCGCAGCAGCAGTCGCTCCACCACGCGGATGGTCACCAGCGGGCGCGGACGGGCCGCCCGCCGGGTGCGGCGCGGATCGATGGCGCTGCGGGTTTTGGGACGGTGATTGAAATCCAGCATTGCGGTTACCACGGAATGTCATCTTCCAAGTCGGCGAACGCATCCGCCGACAGTCCTACGGAACGCCCTGCCACCCTGGGGGCAGCCTGGGCACGGGGTGCATCGATCGCCATCGCGTCCACGTACGCGGACGCGATGGCCTCGATCACCCGCAGGGCTTCTTCTTCGGTGTAGTGGCCAAGCGGCTTGTCGAAGCCGATCTCGCCCGCCGCGCGCCCGAAGGGCCGCAGGCAGCGGCGCATCGCAGCACGCTGCGGCGCGGTGGTCTCAGGCATGTGTGCCTCCCGTGTGAGCGTCTCGGACAACAGCGGCTCGGTCTCGCGCCAAACCCCGTACATGGCGTGGAAGGCGTCCTGGCAGCGGCGCGAGCAGAAGGCCCAGTCGGGCGGATGGCGACGCGGATCGCCCACGCGGAAGCGCAGGTCCGAGTGCCGGTAGCCACGTGCTTGTTGGCGACAAACCCAGCATTGCACGCCCCCTCCTCACTGCGCCCACGCTGGGCGCGTGAAACCGGCCGCCGGGCGCGTTTGGGCGGCGTGTGCCGGCGCCGACGCGGCGGGTGCGTGCACGCGGCCACCCCCGCCATTGGCGACGTTCGCCGGCGGCGTGTTGCCGCCCATGAGCGCCACGTAGTCCTTGTGGTCCGGCTCCACCGCCTGCCGGATCACGTTGCGAGCGTCGCCGCGACTGTCGAGCTCGATGTCGACACGGCCGATGAACACCAGACCGTTGAGTTCGCCGAGATCCCGGATCCGGCGTGCGGCCTGGGCCTGGGGGCCGTTGTCCTCCGGATGCACGCCTCGCGCGGAGTTGAGCGCGGCCCGCGCAAAGACCCGGCCCATGTTGGACCATTCGTCGCCCTTGGGCGAATACAGGCCGATCATCGACCACAGCCTGCGCTTGGCAAACGGCCCGTCGAGCACCACGAACTCGGTGGCGAGATACACACTGCCGGTGTGCTCGGATTCAGTGGCCCAGCCGCCCGTCCAGCCACGGGACGGATCGTCGTAGCTGCCTGGGCGGATCGTCATACGCACCTTGAGCAGCGTGCCCTTGGGGATCAGGTCAAAACCGACTTGGCGGCCGGCGTCGTTGAAGTCATTCCAAAACGTCATGGTCTAGTTCTCAGGATTCAGGAAAAATTCGGTTGGGTCGTGGCGCCGGCCAGCGGCACAGGCTTGCGGGGTGCCGCGGTCTTGGCGATCAACTTGCCCAGGTGCGGCTCCTCCAGGGCGTCCAGCCGGCCGGAGCGGTCCTTGGCCGGGTAGCCCCAGGCGTTGTCGGTGTTGGTGACGAACGCACGGAACGGCTCAGCAGGCTCGGCGGCCGCCTCCCCTTCCGCTGGCGCGTCAGGGCGCAGCAGCGCCAGCGTGATCACCTCATCGATGACACCGGGCAACTCCAGCGCGGTCTTGCTGCCCTCGAGCTGGATCGCGAAAAACCGCCGGTTGAACTCGTCAACCTTCTCTTCCAGAATCGCCACGAACACGACGTGCTTGTCGCGCACGTGCTGCAGGTGCGTAAGCGCCGCGATCATCTCGGTACCGAGCAGGCCGTAGGCGCCCCGCGTGTCCGGCTTGCCGGTACGCTCGGAGAACGCCTGCGGTTGCGTCTTGGCCCAGGCCAGGCACAGCCGGGACAGCACGGTGATCGAGTCCACGAAGTACGTGCGGTACTTGTCCAGCTGCGCCGGGTCGCCGTAGCGGCGGCACACCGCGTCGAAGTGCGCCTGCGAATACGGCTGCTCGGGGCCGGCCGCCGGGTTGGGGCCGGCCAGGAACACGACCAGGTCGCGGAACTCGGGCCACGAGCGCGGGCGCAGTGTGTCGCCATACCAGTCCAGCACCGCCAGGTCGCCCGCTTCCAGATCAACAAACAGCGTGCTGTCTTCCGGCAGCGTCTTGAGCTGGCTGGTCTTGCCCGCGCCGGGAATCCCGAAGAGGACGATCTTGGCGCAGCGAGGCTCGGCCAGACGCTGGTCTGCGCTGATGATGGGCAGCGTCATTGCCATGCCTCCTGGCCAGCGAGCACGACTTGGGGGTGCTCCAACGTGAAGGTGGACTTGCCGGGACGCACGGTACGAGCCGCCTCGAACTGCTTGCGCATGACGTCGGACCAATTTTTGTACTTGGTCTCCGACACCTTGTAGGTGATGGTCATGTACTGCTCGGGGATGTCGCCCGAGGCGGCGATATTGCGAGCCAGCTGCCTCATCTTGGCCTGGTCCCAAACGATGTTGTTCTTCAGTTCGCACGTCACGATCTGGCCGTGGTCGTCAATGCGGACCGTGCCGTGGTCGCGGCCGGTTGCCAGAATGGCTTGGCGAGCCAGGTCGGCGTAGCGCAGTTCATTGACCTGGTCGGCGAATGCGCGCACCTCCTTGGTGAACGCGTGCAGCTGCTCGACTTGGGCGATGAACTGGCGGTATGTGTCCAGCGGCGCCTCGGCGTAGTGCGCGGGGGGCAGGTGCATGGCGTGTTGGAGCGCGACGAGATTCATTCTTCGTCTCCTTCCGAGTCCTCGGCGTCCTCGCAGCGATTGCTCGGGCTCCTATAGAGGCTCTCCCGCTCGAAGTGTTCGATGTCTTCCAGGCGGTAGAGGACGGCGCCGCCGATTTTGAGGAATCGCGGGCCGACGCCGTCGGAGCGATAGCGTGCGATGGTGGATTCGGCTCGGCCCCAGCGGATAGCGAGGTCTCGCTGGGTCAGATGAGGACGCTGTGCGGCGTCAGGGGTCAGTTCACGGGACATGGAATCTTGCGTTCAAGAGTGGATACACACCGGTTGCAGAGGCTTGCGTCTGCGCTGCAACCGATGTCCGTATCGTCTCGAACGGGATTACTCAGACCGTTACTCAGATTCCTCAAACCCGTTCCTCAAATCGGATCTGTGGGGTCCGGATGCAAAAAACCCGATCGGAACCGGGCCGATGAGGTGGTTGGGTTAACGAGTGAGGAGGTTTAGGAGGCACCGCCTCGATAACAGGGGCGGCGGTAGGATTCGCGGATGGCTAGCTAGGAACGGACAGCCGAGTTTGGCCACTACCGGTCGCTAGCTCATGCAGTAAGTCGGCGGCTTGAGTGGCCTGCTCCTACTTAGCAACTGGCAAGCAAGTGCCAATCCTGACTGTCGTGCCTTCGTTCGGAAATAACCTTCGTGCCATTTATGGCCCCCTCGGCCAAGCACCCTGTGTTCCCACCGGAAGTACGCGAGCGGGTGCTACGACGGATCCTTGAGCACCAGTCGTGGCGCACGGTGCAAACCAAAGCGCCTGAGTCGATTGCCGCGAAGATAGTTCCCGCGTGCGAGACGCTGGTGAACTGGTATCTCAGGGGATAGTGGGAGCCATGAGCGCAGCTGGCCCAGTCGTATAATCCTGCCATACACTATCGAGCGGTCCCGGACCAAGCAAAACGGGACAAAGAATATAATTGCGGGAGATTATATGAACGGCGACGGTCAATTGCGCATTCAATGCGCGATGGTCATATACGAATTCGAACGGAGTTTAGGCCGATACATTCTCGAATTAAACAGGGACATCTCCAGTGGACCTGTAGGCAAAGAGATACTGACCCGTCTGGGTCGCTCGGTGAGCGACGATTGGCGCGAGACCTGTTCAGTCATCTTAGAGAACAGCTATTTTGCAGAGGTCCTGCAACTCGCGCTCGAAGTGGCCGATGGATCGTCGGAGGCCATCCATGCCAAACGGCTCATGGCGCTTTGCAATGCTCTCGAGGTGTTCGACATCCGCAATGCGGTCAGTCATCCAAACCGGCCGTTTCCGCAAAGCTACTGGTACCGTTGCTGCGCGCTCGCCAGTGACCCTGCAATCGATTCGCTTCGTCTTTTCGACGTGTCCGCGGCACTAGCCAGCGCGATTGCCGGCGATCTCAAGGAGCCGCCCGAGGACTGGTTAAATCAACCGAGATGGTCTGTTCCGACCAATCTGCCCACTGAGTTTGAACACTCGTCCACGGGCTTAATCGGGCGTAATCGGGATGTCGCGAGGTTCCAGAAGGAACTGCGCAATGCCAGGTCCCCCCTTATCTCCATTGTGGCCAGGGGTGGCATCGGCAAGACAAGCTTGGCGCTGCAGGTACTGGCTGATTTTTGCGTCTCACCCGAAGCGACGCAACTGACCGACGGCGTACTATTTATCTCGCTCAAACAGGAAAAGCTGACTGAGCGTGGCGTCGAGACGCTCAGCGCGCCGCAAAGCATTGCCGGTATTCGTGATCAGCTCAATGCGTCTTTGAATGCGATGTTTGGCTGGGACTGCTCGGATTTCGGTGCTGCACTGAAGACCTGCGATAACCGACGCATATGGCTGTTCGTCGACAATCTTGAAACACTGTTGCGCGATGACCCGTCCGTATTCGAAGGCTTCATCGACGAGTTACCACAGGGATGGAAGGTGATCGTCACAAGCCGGATCCCGCTCGACGGAGCCAAGAACATCCCACTTCCATCACTCGATGATGGCGGAGCGATGGCGCTTGTGCGAGCCTACCTAGCGGCGAAAGGGGCTGCTCCTCTGGACGCCGTCACGCTCCAGCGCATCATCGATACCTGCCATGCCAATCCACTAGCGATCCGCCTGACGGTCGACTACTACGTCGCAGGCCGCGACATCGATGAAAGTTTGCAATCATCGCAAGAAGATGTAACTGAGTTTTCTTTTTCGAATCTCCTTGAAGCATTATCATCTTCCGCAAACGACGTACTTGAAGCACTTTTTGTGCTGGAGCAACCAACGCGCGGTCGCTTATGCGAAGCACTGAACCTCGACGTCGATACGATTTCCGCCGCAATCGCCAGCCTCGGCAAGACCTCGCTAATTACACGTGAAATGACCGATGCGGGTGAGGTCTATGCTTTGGGCACGTCGATCCGAGAACTGCTGCGCGTGAGCCCGCGGAATCTGAAGGTTCGCGCCTCGCTTCTGGACTGGCAGCAACGGAGTGAGGCCGCCGTTGCCTCAGCGCTAAAACTGCAAGCCGAGCGTGGCCTTTCGCCGCTTGATCCATTTTTTATCCCTGAAGGCACCCCTGCGTCCACGATTGCCCTGGGGCGGCAGGTGGCAAGCGCTTGCGCTGCGGAAAGTCCTTCGACATGCGGGTCGCTTCTTACGCGCGTTCGGCAACAGGTTGACAATCAGGGGGGGTCGGCCTTCCTGTACCGTCTGCAAGCCAAGCTGCTCCAGAGACTGAACGATCGCAGGGATACGGAAGCCGCCTTGCGGTGCGCGATCCAGCAGGATACCGGCGACCCCGCCGCCAAGCTCATGCTTGCCGCATTTGCGATGCGCGCGAACAACGAGACTGAGGCGGAGACCCTGTGCCAAGAACTGATCAACGACCGATGGGGCAACGTATCGGATCCGGCCGACCATGCCGTGCTGCGGCTGTGGAGCATTTACCTGTCCGCATTGAATTTTCAGGAAAAGCTGGGAACCGTGTACTCGCTGACCCAGGACTGGAAGACGTCCGGACCGCTTATGGCGACATACGGCGCCGCACGCGTCTCAGCGTATCGCCGCGAAGCAGATCTTGAATTCCGCCGAGGTGTTGCCGAGGTTGGCCGTGTATGGAAATTGATCGGCCATGGTATTGATGCTGCGACGGTCCTGCTCAAACGTTACGGCATGTCCCGCACGCTTGCCCATGAGTTACGCAAACTCTGCGGTGAGGTCGCATTTTATCTGCGTAAGCCGGGCGTCGCGTTGCCGTCGGAGCAACAAGCTCAGGCAATTCGCAGCTTTGTTCATGACTATCTGCCAGAATTGCAACGCGCTGGCACCGATGAATCCGATCTGCGGCTGATTGCGGCAAAACTAGGTATTGCACTGCCGCCGAAGAACAGTATCGGTGAGGTCGCGCCAGCTTCGGGTGAATTGCCCGACAGCATTATCGAAAGTTTCCGGGCGGAGAGCTATACATTCGTCTGCGTCAGTAATGTGCCTGCCGCCGATGGGTTTCCCAGTTACGTATTCGCAAAGGACGACGAAGGGATGTCGTATTTCCTGCATTCGTCGGCTTTTGAAGCCCGGAACACCCATCGATGGACTCACATTGGAATGGGTACAAGACTGGCCATCAAGCACCAGGCCGACTCCAACGGCCGTCCTGCACGACGCGCGACAGCCATCATGTATGTCGGATAAGCTTAGACGGCAACGCCCTTTCCGCTTGGTACCGATCTAGTGGAAAGGGACGCAAAAGCGGTCCAGCGCCCGCGGTACGTTTGCGTTTGGCTGTTTCTACGAAGAGCGCCTCCCTCGACAGCGTCGAGCATCATGATGAGACAGCGCACCAGTCTTCTTATTGAGTCGGCATGGTTAAACTTGAAAAACGCATCAGCAATGTTTCACGCTACTCTCGACGGCTACCGCGTGGCTTGTTGCCGTAATCCATGGCCACCAAAGATACGACAATGCGAAAAATCAGTTTCAAGAACATAGATGCCGAATCAATAAGAAGTATCTGGATCCAAGGATAAGGGCCCTTGTTGCCCCCGCACATTGCCGAAGGTCGTACCAAATACGCAGTGCGATCGCAATCAAAATCAGGCTAACGGGACCGTTTAGCCGACAGGTACGGAGTATTACTGCGCCTACCCCAACCAGTCTCGGTCCTCATCGGGAATGATGAGCGCATAGCGTTCGTCGTCACGCAGGTATCGGATGAAGGTCTTGTAGGCGACCGGGTTGCGGTCGAACTCCTTGCTCGGCGAGAACCGCTGCGCCTGCGAGCCGCAGGCAGCCTTGAGCGCGTCCTTGCCCATCTCGTGATCCAGATCGCTGATCAGGGCAAGCAGCATGGCCTGCTGGCGCGGCTCCAGAGGGTATTCCGTTCCTTCGATAAAGGCTTTGCCCAGCGAACGCACGTAGCGCAGGGTGGTCTGCGTCGTCAACCGCGGCTCGGCCTCTCCAACCCGCTGCGCCCCCGGCGCGACCTGCCGGTCCGCGAAGAATTCGAATCGGCTCTGGCCAATTCGCGCCACGGTACGAAGCGTGCGCACATCGAAGCCCACCAACGGCGAACCGATCGGCAATGGCAGGTCAGTGGTGGTCAGCACCACGCAGGAACTGGCCGTACGCTCAAGCTGGATCTGCTCGCGCAGCCGGGCACCGACCTCCGGTCGCCCAAGCTGGCGCGCGAAGTACCAGGTCAGCGGCTTCCCTCGCGTCGGCTCCGTCGTGCCCAGCCGCCAGACCCGCTCGGGCTCGATGACTTTCATACCGCCGGCCGTCATCCCTAGCCCGCTCAGCGAGGCAGCGACGGCCCGAGCCGGTACCGCCTTGTACGTTTCCCGCAGACGACGCGGTGCGTCGATGTCCTCGCATTCCGGGCAACGCAGGGCGATCCTGTCGACCGACACATCGCGCACGACCCGCGCGATTTCCTCGCGACATTCCGGGCACGTGACCCAGTCGAGCGGGCGACCGACCACCAGCAGCCGCTCGCGCAACAGATGAGCCGCTGCCTGCGGGTCCCCATCGAACAGGGCCTGGCCGTTGATTTCGGGCTTGTCCCACTCCAGCAACCGGCATAGCAGCACGGTGCCGTCAACCTGAGCCTGACTCACGCTGCGATAGCCTCCCTGGGAATCGCCGTGATCGAGGCGCAATCCTCCTCGGCGTCGATCACCATCAGCGCCTGCAGGACCTTGCGCGCGAGCACCTGGTTCCTCAGCGACAGGTTCTTGAGGGTCGAGGCTCCCGAGGCTCGGATATTGAAGCTGAAGTGCCCGGCGCGACCGCCGTCGGCCGCCTGCGTGTACACGATGACAGTCGCCGCGTCGAGGTGATATTCCGCTTCGAACATATGCTCGACTTTGAGAGCACCGCGGGCGATGCGGATGGCGTCGTCCTGGTCCTTGTCGGGAGAGGCTTCGACAGTGAAGCTGACACCCGAAACGGCCGCCGGCGTCAGGCGTGCGCGGCGCAGACGGACCCTATCCACGCCGTAGACCGACCAATCCTCGTAGGGCTGCAGGCCGTCGCGCAAGGCGTTGAGGTGGTAGCGCTGTGGCTCGATCCGCTCGGGGACCAGGTCATGCTGGACGACGTGCTTGCCGAACAACTCCAACATGGCGGTGTGGTTCCTAGCGCCGCCCTTGACGATGGTTTCCACTTCGCCGGTCGCCGGTTGGTAGACCAGTGCGGACTCCAGCGCCACGCGGGTGGTGACGCGGGTGAAGTGGCTCTGCGTGAACTGCGAGAGCGCCGTCACCGGTCCCTCGACATAGAGGGTCAGTTGGAAACTGGACATGGCATCCACCAGGCCCGCCGTGCTTCGTCGCTCGGAGAGCTCAATGTGCACGCCATCGCCGCCGCCTGACTTCTTGTAAAGCTGCGCCACGGCATGGCAGAACTGTTCGAGCCGCGCCCGCTCGCGCGTCAACTCGAGGCCCGGCTGAATGCGGTGCTTCTTCCAAAACTTGCCATCGGTCTTGGCCTGGAAGGCCAGATGCAGTTCGACGTCGCGGAAGATCTTGTCGCGGAAGGCCAGCATCCACAGCGCGATCTCTCGTTCGTCACGGGAGGCGAATGCCTCCAGCGCGTCGGGATCGTCCTGGCATGCGCTCCGGAACTCGGCCACAGCAAGGCTGTTGGCCATCAAATGAACGCGCCGCAGGTCGTCGGTCCACAGAAGCAGATCATGCTCCAGTGCCTCGCGGTCGTGCTGCGGGAGATCTGTGGCGGCAAGCTGCTGCGCCAAGGCATCAACAGCGTCGCAGAGTGCCTCAGACAACATATCGGCTGGCCCGGACCAGTCCACAACCAGACGCGGCGCCAGCACGTGCGCCTGCACGAACTCGTGCAGCGAACTCGCCGCGATATGCCTCAGAAAATGCCGGGCATTGAAAACCTTCACTGCGACAACCCCACCTGAGCGGCAGCGTCGATGACGCCCCGAGTGCTTCTATCAGGCGGGGATTCTAGGGCTGCAACCTTCGGGGAATTCTCATAAGTCGTTCACCAACCACCAGAGCAAAAGGAAATCGCAAGAATTGACAAGCGGCGGCAGATGCCGCAGGCGACTGCCTGCACGCGCCATAAATCTCACAATTCTTCAAACCGGGTGGCGCGATTGAGGGCCCCTGTGAGACTCTGCGCGCCCATCCTCTCGCTTCCCCCAAGCGAGCCTCCTCCGCCCACGTCCATCGTGGGCGTTTTTTTTCGCGCCCGTCGGAGCCACCGGCTGGTGCTACCCTCAACCACGGGCATGGGGCATCGCTACCCCAAAGACTCAGTAAAGAAGAGCCGACGGAGATGCGCGCCGATCGACCCGCCTAGCCTGACGCGCTGGCGCAAGCGGTTGGATGAGGCAGGCGTGGAGGAACTGCTGGCCGAGACGATCGACGCGGCCCAAACAACTCGACCAAAGCCACCCGCGAGTCACGACTCCAGGGCATGTCGAATTTTTCGCGCTCTTGATGCCTCAATCGAGATATTACGAGGTCTGAAGCCATGCCTGTCAGAGAACGCCTCCATACGTTCTTCCAGAGACTCTGCCCCATCCTTGTTGCTACCAGTACTAACGTCCGTTTCCAGGCTGCCAGGTTGTCTTTTCTCGACTCCTTTAAGCGTCTCATGGGAGTGCGCATGCTTGTAGAACACTGGTGGAAGCACGCCCCACCCCTTAATCAGATAGATACCCTGGTTGCGGTAGAGCCCCCGATCAAAAGGACCGTACTTTTTATCTTGAACACCGTTGTCAGCGATGGTCCCGTACGCGGCCAAGTTCTCATGCCACTGATCGAAAGTCGTCCTGCGCTCCTGATAAGCAACAAGCGCAAAATCCAGTGCAAAGGCAACACAGTCTGAAAGGGACTTTTGCGCCTCTGCTTCGATCACGACCATCCTGCATTGGGAGCCGAGGTTATACCTCAGCGCACTCGCTAGCTCGGTATAGCCCGGCAGATTTTCCTCATTACCCGCTGAGGCCGGCTCCAAGATAATGACAGTGGTTCGCCCATCTTCGTGATGCCGGACATCTGCTGCGAAGTGGTGAAGGTTCGGGTAGTCTCGCACCACAGCACGCTCTGCCCGTCCCGAGCCCTGTCCTGCAACGAGGGATGCCACAAACGCATCCTTCGAATTGAACGCCTCGAGGTTCAGGTTGTTGTACCGGTAGGACCGCACGATGGTGTCGAGGTGCCGGATGTCCAGATTGGTTTCCATGACGGACGGCTGAGTATGGCTCGCGAGGTTGCTCAGCGTTGTCTCCGCGTAGGCAATGAACTCGGGATCCACTCCCCTTTCGCGTGCGCTCTGGATTGACTCGGCCAGCGCTTCCGCTTTCCTGCGAGGTCGGCTCGGCAACTCGCTCAGGTCAGGATGATTGCGGGAACGAGAACGGACCGGAGATGGGCTTCGCGAGCTCTCCGGGGACGAATTGCGTGAACTCTCCGGCGTTGCAGCTGCGGGGGAGGTTGTGTCCGTTGTGGGTGTATACGTCCTAGTCGGTTGACTGACGCCCAATGCTCTAAATAGTCTTTTCATCGTTGCGAGACTCCACTTCTAACCGTTCTCTTGTTGGGAAAATAACCCACAAGCAAAACGGCGCAGGTGGCTTAGCACAGTGCAGGACCAGCCACGCACCCCATTCTGCATGCTGAAAAACGGCGGTTGACGAGTCCCGATTTTTGGCGGGATATTTGCCAAGCACCCATCGTCCACACGAACTTACATCCAGCTTAGCGAAATAGCGCCAAGGCGTTCGGCAGAACACATCTGCTTTCGCATGCAGATAGCTCTAGAGCGCTGGCCTCACCGCATCATTGCCCACCTCCTGCGTTGACATGCCATTGGTATGCAGACCACCGCAACTCTTGCAAGAGTGATCCTGCGTTCGCTCCCGCAATCCACCACCAGTCTCTATTGCAAAGACGCCCTCTTTGCATGCCGATCAGCCCCGCCAGGCCCCAAGCCTGGCGGGGTTTTTCACTTCTGCTTGCGGACTTGGCACCCACGCACAGGGGCCGTTTTCGGGCGTTTTCTCCCCGATTTCCTCTCTCTTTCTCTACTCCTTGCGGACGTGCAAAGCGCCAAGTCCGCAAGGCAGAGTCTCGAAAAATCAGTGACTTAGGCAACACCTCCGACCCTGAAATTTTTCCCGGTATCGGACGGCGTATCAAAATCGGAGAAAGAGAGCGCCACCTCAAGTCAGCGCAACCGCACGCGTTTTCCCCTCACGCGCCTTCACCACCACCTCGTCGAGCCGCCGGCGCTGCGCCTCCCGCACTGTGCCGTGTCCGCCGCCAGGTCGAATAGCGCGGCCTCCTCGGGCAGCGTCTCGCTCAGGATCGCGGCCTGGATATCGGGGGCCAACGTGGTCAGGTTGATCATGTGGCTGACGTAGCTGCGGTTGAGCACGCGCCTTGAATCATTTGCTGTCCAGCGAGACACCAAGCAATACAGCACCTCGATCGAGGCCTCTCGAGCAACTAGGATCCGTATAGCGCTGGACAGAATGCTGGACGACTAACGGGAGGCTTCAAGCATCGCTGGCCGGTAACGCACCAGCGATGCCTGAGAGAGGATCAGTCAGAGCGGCCGATCTTGGGGCCAATCAGTTCCTTTTGCTCCGGAAGCGGACCAGGACGAAACCGCTCCCCCGCCCGCGCTTGGGCTACTGCATGCTGGATGGCACTTTCGTCGTCGGAATGCCTGCTGGCAGAGTTTTGTCTCTGCAATCCCTGCAGTACTCCCTGGCCCGCACTGCGCGCAGCCGGTCGTTGCGTCGCCTGCTCTGTGGTGGGCTGCTTGGCGTGGTGTTCGGCAACATAGTCGCTCGCTTTCCCGCTGGCGCCCGTGACATTAAAGCATCCCATCAATAACTCCTAGAGCGTGTTAGGCACTTTGCATGATCGGCACGGCATGAACCAACATGATCATGGCGAAGACAACAAAGTGCAGACCCGCAAGGGTTTCTGGAAGGCGTTCATAGTCACGGGCGAGTCGCCTGAAGCGGTTGAGCCAGCCAAAGCTACGCTCAACGACCCAGCGCCTGGGCAGCAGCACAAAGCCTTTCTTGGTCTCCGATAGCTTGATGACTTGAAGGTCGATTCCTTCATCCAGCGCGGCTTGTGCAGGCGCTTCACCGGTATACCCCTGGTCGGCAAACGCTACCTTCACGGTTTGGCCTGTGGCCTGCTGAACCTGACGAGCCAATTCCGCTACCTGCGCACGCTCTTGTTCATTGGCCGGCGTGACATGCACCGCCAGCAGATGGCCCAGCGTATCCACAGCCATGTGAACCTTGCTGCCCCGTTTGCGTTTGTAGCCGTCGTAGCCCGCGCGCGGGCCACTCTCGCAGGTCGACTGCAAGGTTCGACCATCCAGAATGACGGCACTGGGTTGACCTTGCCGCTCTTGGGCAACCCGTATCACCGAACGCAGATCATTGACCATGGCCTCAAAGCAACCCGCATTGAGCCAGCGTTGTGTTTGCTGGTACACCAGCTCCCACCGAGGAAAGTTCGTCGGCAGCATGCGCCACGCAGCTCCGGCACGCGCCATCCAGCGCAGTGCGTTGAACATCT